GTGAAGTGTGGTATCGTGCAGGGCAGAGGTCAGTTGTTGATTACCTTATCGAACAACAACTAAGACAAAAAGAAACTATGTTAACTAACAGAGTATTGGAGAATTAGTTATGTGCGTTTTCTCATCACCAAAACCACCACCTTTACCAGAGCCTAGACCAACTGCACCTATGCCAGAAAAAACTGCCAAGGCTCCTGTTGTTGGTACTAAAAGAACAACTTCTACAAGAACTGGTCGTGGCAGAAGAGATTTTAGAAGACTTGGTACAAGTTCTTTACGCATACCTCTTAATACAGGAATGGGATCAGGTAATCTAAATTACTAAAATGGAATATTCAACAGGTGGCACAACTGCTGCTGGCAGATATGCACAACTACAAAGTTTAAGATCTACTTTTTATAGAGAAGCAAAAGACTCTTCAAAGTTAACTATTCCTAGTCTTATTCCAGAAAGTACAGTCGGAACAAAAGCAAAGATAAAAACTCCTTTCCAAGCAGTAGGTGCTAGAGGTGTAAACAGTCTTGCATCTAAACTTTTATTTGCATTGCTACCACCATCAACTGCCTTTTTTAAACTTAGTATTGATAGTCTTGAACTGTTGAAGCAAGGACAGGAAGGACTAGAGACAGAGATAGATAAAGGATTACGCACAATAGAAACAGCTTTGATGAATGAGATAGAGATCTCTAACGATAGAGTTGCAATGTTTGAAGCATTAAAACATCTAATCGTTGGAGGGAATGTTCTTCTCTATCTCACAGATGATGGACTAAAGGTATATCCACTATCAAAGTTTGTTTGTAAAAGAGATGCTGTAGGTAATGTATTAGAAATCATTACACAAGAATCAGTACACCCCAATGCACTTCCAGAAGAGTTCTTAGAACAGATTAAAAAGAAAGAGAACTACGATGAAAAGACAATGGATGCCGACCTTGATATATACACATACGTCAAGAGAGTCAATGATGACTTTATGTGGTATCAGGAATGTAAAGGAGAAAAGATACCAGGTACTGATGGTAGATCAAAAGTAGATGTATCACCTTGGATTACTTTGAGATTTGTAAGAATAGATGGTGAAGATTACGGTAGAGGTTATGTGGAAGAATACAGAGGAGACTTGATTAGTTTAGAAGCTTTGATGCAAGCAATCATAGAAGGTGCAGCAGCATCAGCTAAGACTTTATTCCTTGTAAATCCTAATGGTGTAACCAGAGCAGCGACCCTAGCAAAGGCTCCTAACGGTGCAATAAGAGAAGGAAGTGCAGCAGATATTTCTGTGATGCAAGTCAACAAAGGTGCAGATTTTAATGTATCTTTTTCTGCCATACAACGTATTGAATCAAGACTTGAATATGCTTTCCTCATGGCTAGGTCTGTACAGAGAGATGCGGAAAGAGTAACAGCAGCAGAAGTTACCATGATGGCTAACGAATTAGAAAATAGTCTTGGTGGTATCTATTCCATACTTACACAGGAGTTTCAACTGCCATACCTTAAACGTAGGATGCACATGCTTGTTCGATCAGGTAAAGCTCCAAAGTTACCAGAGAAATTAGTGAAACCTAAGATTGTTACTGGTGTTCAAGGTTTAGGTCGTGGAAACGATCGTAATAAGCTTGTTGAGTTTATCGGCACAGTCAGTCAAGCTTTAGGTCCAGATATTATGCGTCAATACATGAACGTGGATGAAGCCATAAAACGACTAGCAAATTCAATTGGGATAGATACTGCTAACCTAGTAAAGACACAGGAAGAAATTCAAGCAGAACAACAAGCTTTGCAACAGCAACAGCTTATTCAAAGTCTTGGACCTGCTGCTCTTGGATCACCACTTCTTGATCCTAAAAACAACGCACAAGCACAACAACTAACGGAGGAAGCTAATGCCAACCAAGAAGTCTAGTTCTCGTAAAAGAGATGAGAACGGTAAGTTTGTACCTGCACAAGCAGTAGTTAGCAAACTTGGTGTTAATGATGAACCCACCCCAACAGAACCAAAGGTGGTCAAAACCAAAAATGGTCGTACACTTACTTTTAACTAACAAAATTTTATGACTTCATCCCAGGTAAATGTCACAGAGACACCACCAATGTCTGCTGAAGACCTACAAACTTTAGCTAAAAACGAAACTGATGAAAATGGTCTTATCTTAGGTAAGTTCAAATCAGTAGAAGATCTTGCTGCTAGTTATAAAGAACTAGAAGGTAAGTTAGGACAGGTAACAGAAGAAGATCAACCTCAAACAGAAGAAGAACAGACCGAAACTAACGACACTGAATTTAATGCAGAAGAGTTTTATGGTGATGGTCTTGCTTCAGTATTAGAAGAAGTTGGTATTGATCCACAGGAGATCTCTAATAGATTTCAAGAATCAGGTGAGATTAGTGAAGATGATTACACCAAGTTAGGAGAAGCAGGTTTCTCTAAACAGGTGATCGACACTTACCTTAATGGCTTAAGAGGTACAAGTGAAGGCACTGCTGAAGAGATAGCAACTTCACAAATACAAGGTATAAAGGATTCAATAGGTGGTGATGAAGCTTACAATCAAATGGTTAGTTGGGCTTTAGAAAACTTACCAGCAGAAGATCAAAAAGCTTTTAATAAAGTCACAGAAACTGCTGATGCTCCTATTATAAAAATGGCCGTTCAAGGTCTTTATTCACAATACAAAAATGCTATGGGTGTTGAACCGAATTTAGTAACAGGTCGTGCTTCTCAAAGTGGACCTACACCATATAGATCTACAGCAGAAGTAGTTACTGCTATGTCAGATCCACGCTATGGTAAAGATGTTACATACACCGAAGATGTTCAAAGACGTTTAGGTGGTAGTGATGTATTTAACACCAAGCGTTAGTTATGGGCAAATTATGTGCTAGAGGTAAAGCAGCAGCAAAGCGGAAGTTTAAAGTTTATCCTTCTGCTTATGCTAATGCTTATGCTGTTCGAGTATGTAAGGGAGACATTAAAGGACCAGATGGTAAACGTAAAACTGCTAGTAACTACAGTCGTAGCACACCAAACAGAAAAAAACTAAGGATTGGTTAATCATGCCTTATTCTAAAAAACAAATGAAGATCGCTAGGGTTGCAGAACCTAGAGATAAAATTACAAGAGAAGATCTTATGATCCTTCGTAAATCTAAAAAGAAAAAGAAAAATGGCAAAGCTTAATCTTAGCCAGATAAAAAAGCTGAAGGCACATTCAGTTCATCACACAACCAAGCATATGAATCTTATGAAAAAGCTTATGCGTGAAGGTAAAACATTTAAAGCAGCACATACTGCTGCACAAAAAGAAGTAGGCAAATGAGTCTTACAAGATGGTTTAAAGAGAAGTGGGTAGATGTCAAAACAGGCAAACCCTGTGGCAGACAGAAGGGCGATCAACGTGGCTACCCTGCCTGTAGACCATCAAAGAGAATTAGTAGTAAAACACCAAAGACTACAAGTGAAATGAGTGCTAAAGAAAAAGCTAGATTTAAAAGAGAAAAGACCAGTTCAAAGAAAATTAGTTATCAACATAGAAGAAATAAAGGAAGAAAGAGTTTAAAGATTGCATAAACGTGTTACATTTTAAATAACTACTTATCTTTCCTTAATGTCGAAGGGAGTATCTCTTACCAAGAAAGACAAAGATCCCACAGGGGGTCTTACTGCTTCTGGTCGTAGGAAATACAACCGTGCAACAGGTGGAAACTTGCAAGCTCCTGTTACTAAAAAGACAGGTCTTACTGCTAGGCAGAAAGCCAGAAGAAAATCCTTCTGTGCAAGAATGTCAAAAGTAAAAGGACCGTTAAAGAAAGATGGTAAGTTGACTCGTAAAGCCCTTGCATTACGCAAGTGGAATTGCGGTTCAGTATAAACTTAACAAAACGAAAATCTTAATATCAACAGTGCCTGATGCGTCAGATAACACTTGAGAGAACAGACAGTAGTGAAGTTAGTTTCTCAAATTATTAATCAATCCAAAGGAGTTTAAATTATG